CATCGCTAGTAGAACAATTATATAAAGACTTTAAAGACTATGGATATAATAGTGATCGTAATGTACATAGAATATATCAAGGACACGAAAAAGAAACAAATAAGAGAGTTATTATATCTACTTGGCAATCAGTTTACAATCTACCTAAAAAATGGTTTCAACAATTTGGTATGGTTATAGGTGATGAGGCGCATTTATTTAAGGCAGTATCATTAACAAAGATAATGACTAAACTAACTAATTGTAAATATAGAGTAGGTCTTACTGGTACTTTAGATGGCACTAAAACACATAAGTTAGTATTAGAAGGATTATTCGGTACCGTAAATAAAGTAGTATCTACAAGTGAACTACAAGATAAGAAACAACTTGCCGATCTAAAAATTTTCTGTTTAATTTTACAACACGATAAGAAAGTTAGAGAAGATATGTTTGGTAAAACATACCAAGAAGAAATGGATTATTTGGTAAAAAATGAAAAGAGAAACAAATATATCCGTAATTTAGTTACGGGCCTACAAGGTAATAGTTTAGTGTTATTTCAATATGTAGAAAAACACGGTATGGAGTTAAAGAAACTAATAGAAGATAAATCAGACAAACAAGTATTCTTTGTATATGGTGGTGTGGAAGCCGAAGAAAGAGAAAAGATTAGATTTATAACAGAAAAATCCGAAGGTGCAATAATAGTTGCTAGTTATGGCACTTTCTCAACAGGTATTAATATTAGAAACTTACATAACATTGTTTTTGCAAGTCCTAGTAAAAGTAGAATAAGAAATCTACAATCTATTGGTCGTGGTTTAAGACTTAAAGATAATAATTCGGATGCTACTTTATATGATATAGCAGACGATTTAACTCATAACGAGAAAGAAAATTATACCCTTTCACACTTTAGAGAAAGGATAAATATTTACAACGAAGAAGACTTTAATTACGAAATCCATAATGTGGAGTTAAAATAGATATGCACCAACCACAACAATCAGTAAAGATAATTAAACTAGTTAGTGGAGAAGATGTTGTAACTATTCTTCCAACAGGTAAGAATCAGTTGCCAGATAATTCACAACTATTAAGATTAGAAAAACCTCTTTTAATTAAGTATGTGCCTCAAATGACACTTACTGGATTTAAAGATTATATCGCATTAATTAAATGGTGTTCTTATACTCCTGACAAAATTATAACTATTCCGAAAAATAAGATTATGACTATAACAAATGCGTCAACAGAAATGATGGCAAGTTACGGCGTTATTGCGAAAAACTATGACAAGCAACCAACTCCTTTAAGACAAGAGAAATATAAACAAACAAAGTTTACAGACGCTGAAAATGAAAAGATAAGTGAGATATTTGATGATTTTGATGATGATGACGAAGGCAATACAACTATACACTAATTTATATAATATATTAAACACTATAGCTATATCTCTCGGCAACCCGCTACACGCTCTATTATACATAAAATTTTACAAAAGTCAATGCTCATTTAGAGCAAAAATTTTAACCGAAATTTCGGGAAAACATTGACATTTTTATTGAAAGGTGTTATATTAATATTATGAGAAAAACTACAAAAAAAGAACATTATGTAAACAATAAAGAATTTTTAGCTGCAATGACTGAATATTCAAAAGATGTTAATAGGGCGAAAAGAAACAAACAACCGAAACCGCCTGTTACAGATTACATTGGCAGTTGTTTTTTAAAGATAGCGAATCACTTATCTTATAGACCAAACTTTATTAATTATACATTTAGAGATGATATGATTAGTGATGGTATAGAGAACTGCTTACAATACCTAGACAATTTTAATCCTAGAAAATCAAAGAATCCTTTTGCATATTTCACGCAAATTATATATTACGCCTTCATAAGAAGAATACAGAAAGAGAAAAAACAAGTAACTATTAAGAATAGACTTATAACAGAATCTAATTATGATGATATGACTTTGCAACCAAATGAAGACAAAGAGTTTAAGAATCAGTTTACAGAATTTCTTAAAAAGAATATGCCTGTTGAAGAACAACAGAAAATAGCAGACGATTTAGCAAAAAAGAAAAAGAAGAGGAAGAAGAAAACAAAAAGTAGTTTAGACTACTTTATGAGTTATGAAGATAGCACTACTGAATGATACACACTTCGGTTGCCGTAATGACTCACCTGCATTTATTAAATATCAAAATCGTTTCTATGACGAATTGTTTTTTCCATATCTCATAGAAAACAAGATTGATACATTAATACATTTAGGTGATGTGGTTGATAGAAGAAAGTTTATTAATTTTCAAACTGCTCATAATTTTCAAAAGAAGTTTTGGAAAAGATTATGGGATTTGAAAATAGATACACATATTATATTAGGCAACCACGATACTTATTACAAGAACACAAACAAAGTAAATGCAATTCAACAATTGTGTACATCTTTTGACGGAGTAAATGAACCTTGGATATATGATGGACCTAGAGAAGTAGAACTAGGTGGTTGTCGTATGTTATTCTTGCCTTGGATTTGTGATGATAATTATGAAGACTCGATACACGCAATAGATCACTCTACTGCTGATATTTGTTTTGGTCATTTAGAAATAAAAGGTTTTGAAATGCACAAAGGTCATATGAATATGCACGGTCTGGATAAAGAACAATTTAAAAGATTTGAAAAAGTTATGTCTGGTCACTTTCATAAAAAATCAGATGACGGACTTATATATTATCTAGGCACACAATATCAAATAATGTGGTCAGATCATAATTGTCCTAAAGGTTTTCATATCTTTGATACAGAAACAAGAGAGTTAGAAAGAATACCTAATGATCTTGTTATATTTAAAAAGATTATATATGATGATAGAACAACGGACTACACTAACTTTGACTTAGCACCATATGAAGATTGTTTTGTTAAATTGTTTGTATCATTTAAAACAAATGAAGAAATGTACAATAAACTTGTAGAAAGATTTTATACAAATTCTAATGTACACGAACTACAAATAATAGAGGATCCAGTAGATATAAAACAGACTGTAAAATCAAATATACTAGATCAAGGAGAGGACACTATGACTTTCCTAAATAACTATATTGACCAGATTGATACAGATTTAGATAGAAAGAAACTAAAAGATTTTACTAAAGAACTATATGTAGAGGCAAACGAATGATAAAAATAATAAAAGACTTTTTACCAAAACCCCTTTTTGACTATATGCAAACTATGGTTCATAACAAGGGTGGACAAGATTCTCAAGGACTACAATGGAGTTTCAATGAAAGAAACTTAAAAGATGATGATACAACACCAGGCGCAGAAAATTTTAAGTTTGGTAAAAATTTATATATTGCACCAGGTATGCAAGACGGAAAAAATCCTGAGATTTACGATAAAGATTTAATGCCTTTGTTTGGCGTATTTCAATCTTTTATGATGAGTCATATGGAAAAAAGATGTCAAAAAAACGAAGAAAAAAATAGTGAATGTAGATTAATAAGAATGAAAATGAACTTGTATCCTAATAAAGGTAAACAAGTTAAACACGGTCTACATAATGATATATTTACAGGCGGTAGACCACATCCAAATATAGTAACAGCGGTATTTAATTTTACTGATTGCAACGGATCAACAATAATTTTAGACAAAGATGAAAATGGTGAGTACACAAAAGAAGTTAAAGTACCTTCAGTTGCAAACACAATAGCGATGTTTAATTGTCCTCACCCACATTATGGTATTACTCAAAGCGATACGCCTACAAGAATAGTATTAAATATTAATTTAGAGAAAGCATATGTGGATACTTTAAAAGACGACAACTTTACACCACTAGAGGATTATTTTTAAATGATAAAAGTAATAAAAGATTTTTTACCAAAGACACTTTTTGACTATATGAAATTATTAGTTGAAAGCGAAAACGATATGTCGTGGAACTTTAATCCTACAAATTTACTACCTGGAGATAAAACGCCAGGTGCAGAAAATCATAAACTAGGGAAAACTTTATATATTCATCCATCAATTTCTGGAGACGGCAAAGAAATTTATGACAAAGAACTTATGACATTGTTTGGATTGTTTCCAAAATATATGATGAATCATATGCAACCTAAATGTGTAGGAAAAAATGATAATGTATGTAAATTAGTTAAAATGAAAATGAACTTATATGTCAATCAAGGCGTAAATGCAAAACACGGCATACACTATGATGTATTAGAAAATAACAGACCAAGAACAGATGTAGTAACTTCGGTATTTAATTTTACTACTTGCAATGGAGCAACAATAGTATATGAAAGAGATAAAAACGGAAACTTTTCAGATGACTCAAAAGAACTTGTAGTACCTTCAATTGAAAACTCTATGGTTATGTTTAACAATACACACCCACATTATGCTATTACCCAAAGCGATACGCCTGCGAGAATAGTGCTAAATATTAATATTATAAAAGCATATGTAGACCAATTTGGTCCAGCAGATGAAAATGGATTTGAAAAATTTGAACCACTAGATGATTATTTTTAAAAAGATACGATATAAAAACTTTCTATCAACAGGAAACACACCAATAGAAATAGAGTTAGGTAAGTCACCTACTACTCTAGTCATAGGTAAAAATGGATCAGGTAAATCTACTTTACTTGACGCTTTGTGTTGGGCATTGTTTAATAAACCTTTTAGAATAATTAAAAAAGAACAAATGATAAACACAATTAATTCAAGTGATTGTGAAGTAGAGATAGAGTTTGATGTAGGAACAAAACAATATAGAGTTAAACGAAGTGTCAAACCTAATCTATTTGAAATATATGAGAACGGACAATTATTAAATCAAAACGCCTCTAGTATTGACTATCAAAAGTATTTAGAACAAAATATTATGAAGTTAAATTATAGATCATTTATTCAGGTTGTTATATTAGGTTCTTCTTCTTACGAGCCGTTTATGAAAATGAAGGCAAGATACAGACGAGATGTTGTTGAAGAAATATTAGATGTAAAAGTATTCACACAAATGGATTTGATATTAAGAGATCAACAAGGTCAATTGTCAAAAGAAGTTTTAGAGATACGCCACAAGTGTGATCTCATACAACAAAAATACGAAACAGAATCTAAACATTTTAAATCATTGTCAGAATTAAATACAAATGATATTGCCGACAAGATAATACAACTAGATAATCATACCAAAGCAAAAGAAGAATATACAAATAAAATAGCAGAAATACAATTACAGATACAAGATTATAATAAAGAACTAGAAGGTAAAGAAGAAGCAGATAGTAAATTAAAACAATTAGAAAAATTAGAAAC